GAATAAGTTGGGAATATCCTGATTGGTAGATATTCACGTCAGGTTTCCCCTGTGTAAAGTATCTTTTTAATAAATATTTTTTAGATAAACTGAGATTTCACGGAGAAAAAAATGGCGACTCCTCAATTATCTCCCGGAGTACTTACTAGGGAAGTTGATTTAACGGTAGGAAGAGCTGATAATGTTTTAGATAATATTGGCGCAATCGCTGGACCTTTCCCAATCGGACCTGTTGATTTTCCAATTGATATTGCAACCGAACAAGATTTGATTAGTACGTTTGGTAAACCAATTTCAACAGATTCGCAATATGAGTACTGGATGAGTGCTTCATCATATCTTTCATATGGTGGTGTTCTTAAAGTTGTTAGAACTGGCGGATCAACTCTCAATAATGCTAACGCCGGAGTTGGTGCCGCATCGACATCTTCATTGAAAATTGACAATTATGATGATTATATCACCAATCATTCTGATGCAAATAATTTCACCTTTGCCGCAAAGAACCCAGGATCTTGGGCAAACAATCTTAAAGTATGTATGATTGATGATTTGGCGGATCAAATCATTGGTGTTAACACTACCAACGTCGGTGCTCTTGGTGCTCAAATCGGATATGGAGTAACTACAAATCTTTCTTCATTAACTTTACCCGGAGCAGGGTCCACCTCATCATTCACGGGATATCTCAAAGGAATTATTACCGGCGTTTCAACCGACGCTACAAATGGCAATAGCACCATTTCAGTAAAAATTACTTCTAGAGTTTCATCTGGAGGAACTGAAACTAAAATTAATTATGCAGAAGGTTCTAGACATTCAGCATTCGCAGCTTCAACATCAATTAATTTTATTAATAATTCAGGTATCGGTACTGGAAGTGCAACTGCTTCTTCAGTTTCCGACTGGTATAATCAACAAACCTTAGGATTAACCAATTCCACAATTTATTGGAAATCTATTGCACCAAAACCATCAACTAATATATTCTCTGTAGAAAGAAACGGAAAGAATGACGCTATTCACGTTGTAGTTGTTGATGATCTCGGAACTATTACAGGAAATCAAGGAACGATCCTTGAAAAATATGTAAGTCTCTCCAAAGCATTAGATTCTGTTTCTGCGGTCAATTCTCCCGAAAAGATTTGGTATGAGCAGTATATTGCAGATTTCTCAGCTCAAGTTTATGCTGGAGGAAATCCATCAAGTGCAGCAGATGCTTACTGGGGAACTGCTCCGAGAGCAACTGGATTTACAACTTATTCTGGAGTTCCTTCTGCTTCCTTTACTCCAATTACAACCTCGGGTGGTCTTTGGGGACAATCTGCTCAGGATGTAACTTTTAGTGCAATAGGTAATGTAACATATACTCTTACTGGTGGTGTGGATTATTCTGCTAATGGCGGAATGAAAGCAACTCTTGGAGATTTAATCACTTCATATGATAGATTCTCTAACAAGGATGAGTTTCAAGTTGATTATCTAATCATGGGTCCTAGTATGGACAGTATTGAAGATTCCCAAGCAAAAGCAAATTATCTAATTTCACTTGCTGAGCAAAGAAAGGATTGTGTAGCAACTATTGGACCTCACAAGTCAGATTTAGTTGGAAAAACTAACACCACCGAACAGACTACGAATCTAATTAAGTACTTTAGTTCAATTTCATCTTCGTCTTATGCAGTTTTTGATAGTGGATATAAGTACACTTATGACAGATTTAACAACAAATTTGTTTACATTCCATGTAATGCTGATGTTGCTGGTTTAATGTGCCGTACAAATATTGTTGCATATCCTTGGTTCTCTCCCGCTGGACAACAAAGAGGAGTTATTAATAATGCAATCAAACTTGCATATAATCCAAGTAAGGCACAAAGAGATCAATTATATCCACAGAGAATTAATTCTATCGTAACACAACCTGGAATTGGAACTCTCCTATTTGGAGATAAAACTGCTCTTGGATATGCATCAGCTTTTGATAGAATTAACGTTCGCCGTCTGTTCTTAACTGTTGAGCAAGCACTTCAAAGAGCTGCTCAAGCACAACTATTTGAACTAAATGACGAATTAACTAGAGCAAACTTTAGAAATATTGTTGAACCATATCTAAGAGATGTGCAAGCAAAGAGGGGTCTTTATGGATTCCTTGTAGTCTGCGATAGTTCAAATAATACACCTGATGTAATTGATAATAATGAGTTTAGAGCTGATATTTTCTTGAAACCCGCCAAATCTATCAACTATATCACTCTTACATTTGTTGCAACTCGCACGGGAGTAAGTTTTGAAGAAGTAGCTGGAACTGTATAAGAATTTTATCTAAACAAACATCAAAAGGAGTAAAGAATCATGACTATCGGAGCTTATTCAATTTCACAATTCAAATCCAGACTTTCTGGTGGTGGTGCTCGTCCCAATCTATTTGAAGTAAGAATGGCTTTGCCCCCAGGTCTTAACTGGGGAGGCGGAGAAGTTGCAACTTCTGCAAATACTGAAAATAAAAATAATAATGAAAAAGCGGGTGGTGCCAATGAAACCGCGACAACTTTTAGTTTTCTATGTAAGGCAGCCGCATTGCCAGCATCCAATATTGGTTCAATAGATGTTCCTTTTAGAGGAAGAATCTTTAAGGTTGCCGGAGATAGAACGGTAGATCCTTGGACCATAACTATTATCAATGATGAAAACTTCCAGTTAAGAAGAACTTTTGAGGAATGGGTGAAAAAAATTGCAACTTCTGACACAAACATTGGTGCCACTAACCCAGTTAACTACATGGCTAATGCCAATGTTTATCAATTGGGAAGATCTTCCGGAACAACTGCAGCACCTACTGCTGGAGGAGGAGCTGGTGATGGCAAAAAAACCACAGAAACCACAAATGCAACTTCTCTCAATCATACAATTTTAGCAAATTATAAATTTGTTGATATCTTCCCAACAAGTGTTTCACAAATTGATCTTTCATATGATTCATCTGATGCAATTGAAGAATTTACAGTAGAGTTCCAAGTTCAGCATTGGGCTTACATGGGCAATACTTTGGAAACTACTTCTTCATCTACTGATGATAAAAAAGGCGCTAAATAAGTAAAAATAGAAGTTAATTATGGCAAGACTGTTTGGTTTTTCTATTGATGACAATGAACCATTATCTCCAGGTGTAGTTAGTCCCGTCCCTCAAAATAATGAGGATGGGACTGACCATTACTTGAGTAGTGGTTTTTTTGGTTCGTATGTTGATATTGAAGGTGTTTATAGAACAGAATTTGATCTTATCAAAAGATATCGTGAAATGGCACTTCATCCAGAGTGTGATAGTGCCATTGAAGACATCGTAAACGAAGCAATTGTATCTGATACAAATGACACTCCGGTAGAGATTGAACTTTCAAATCTAAATGCCAGTGATGGTATTAAAAATAAAATTAGACAAGAGTTCAAATATATTCTTTCACTTTTAGATTTTGATAAGAAGTCTCATGAAATCTACAGAAATTGGTATGTTGATGGTAGATTATTTTATCATAAAGTCATTGACCTAAAAAATCCACACGAAGGAATTCAAGAACTGCGTTACATAGATCCCATGAAAATGAGATATGTAAGGCAGCAAAAAAAGAGCGATAAGGATAGATATAGACTTTCTAATATCAACTCAGATAATCCAATGGATTTTGAGTTTCCCGAGATTGAAGAGTATTTCATTTACAATCCAAAAATGACATACCCGGCAAGTAATCCATCATCTCTTGGTGGAACTGCTGGCATTAAAATGTCAAAAGATTCTATTACATATTGTACTTCCGGACTCGTAGATAGAAACAAAGGATCAACCCTCTCATATCTCCACAAAGCAATTAAATCCCTCAATCAACTTCGTATGATTGAGGATTCTCTAGTTATTTACCGTCTATCAAGAGCACCAGAAAGAAGAATTTTTTATATTGATGTAGGAAACCTCCCCAAGGTAAAGGCAGAACAATATCTTCGCGATGTTATGATGCGCTATCGTAACAAACTTGTTTATGATGCAAATACTGGAGAAATTCGTGATGATAAGAAGTTTATGGCAATGCTTGAAGACTTCTGGCTTCCAAGAAGAGAGGGTGGAAGAGGAACCGAAATTTCTACTCTTCCCGGTGGACAAAATCTTGGAGAAATCACTGACATTGAATATTTTAAGAAAAAACTTTATCGTTCCTTAAACGTTCCACCATCAAGGATGGATGGAGAGGGTGGATTTAATCTTGGTCGTTCATCAGAAATTCTTCGCGATGAAGTTAAGTTCAGCAAGTTCGTTTCTCGTCTGAGAAAAAGATTCTCATACATGTTCCACGATATGTTGAGAACTCAATTAATTCTAAAGAATATTATCACACCAGAAGATTGGAATATAATGGAAGAGCATATTCAATATGACTTCCTTTATGATAATCACTTTGCTGAACTTAAGGATGCGGAACTATTCAATGAAAGACTGAATATGGTTCAAATTGCAGAACCATATGTTGGTAAATATTTTTCTCAAGATTATCTTAGAAGAAAAATTCTTCGTCAAACTGATGAGGAAATTCTTGAACAAGATAAGATTATGAAGAAAGAAATTGAAGATGGAATTATTCCGGACCCAAATGCACCAGTAGATCCAATGACCGGTATGCCTTTAGACCAAACTGCACAAATGGATTTGGGACAACCAGTAATGGAACCAAACCTTGATGCTCAGGGTGCCGCAACTGAAGCAAGTGGTAAGATTGCAGAAATGCCCAAGGGTGGTGAGATATAAATAAAGAAAAATATTATTAGGTATTAAAAATGGATGATCTTTTAGATATGATTGCTGCTGATGAATCTCCTTCACAGATCAGTGATAAAATTAAAGAACTTTTATTTACAAAGTCTGCAGAAAAAATTGACGATTTTAGACCTGCAGTAGCAGATTCAATGTTTAATATAGAAACAGAAGAGGAAGAATGAAATCTTTTAAGGAATTCCTTTCAGAATCAGTAAATATTTCCGGAGATTTTAATGGAAATCTCTACATTAATTCTTCTCAACCAGAACCACAACAGGTTGGGGAGGAGTATGTTGCCGATGTTATTTGGGAAGGGAATTTTTATAGACTGGAATTAGTTTCAGAAAAAGGAATTCCATCAAAAAGAGATTTGGGTGAGCAACTGCAAAATCAATATCCAGGAGCAGTTGTTCATCAAATTTATCCTATTGAAGAAAAAAACTGCAATATTAAAAATGTAAAAAGATATCACCCATCAAAGTTGGAATGGATTGATTAATAATGGCTCAGTGGAATAAAAATATACAAGATTATCTAAACCAAGAGCGTAGTTTGTTTGAAGTTTTTCTCCAGGCAGATAGGTTTGGAAATGTAATAGATCCTCTTGGACAAGGATTTTCTGGAGATCTTTTTGGTCGTTTAAAAGTATCTCAATCATTCACTCTTTTTGATGCTACGCATAGATATTCGCAAGATGGAGATTTTGATGATGTAGTTCTTGGCGTAGGTTCTACTGTTGGCATTCTTACGCATCAAAGTACTGCAACATTAGGTATTGGAACAACTGCAGGGTGTTCTATTGTAAGAGAAAGTAAAAGAGTATTTTCATATCAACCTGGAAAGGCATTACAAGTTCTCCAAACTTTTGTAATGGCACCAAAAAAATCAAACCTAACTCAAAGGGTTGGTTATGCATCATCAACTAATGGTGTAGTTTTAGAACAAGAAACAGGTGCTGCCGGAATTACAACAGTCTATTGGGTAATGAGAACCGAAAGGTCAGGTATTAGTACGGAAATTAGAGTTCCACAATCTCAATGGAGTATCGATACTTATGATGGAGTAGGAGTAGGAACCACATCTAGAAATCCAAGTGGACATGCGTTAGATTTGACAAAAGCGCAAATCATGTTCACTGAATATGAATGGTTGGGAGTAGGTGCTGTTCGTTGTGGATTTGTAAACAAGGATGGAAATTTTCATATTACCCACATCTTTAATCACGCAAATACGATTGATAGTACATATATGACTACTGCTTCTCTTCCAGTTAGATATGAAATTTTAAACACTGGAATTACAACTTCACCATCAACAATGAAAC